GGTTAGAGGGTCTGCCGGCTTGGGCCGCCGCTCTGATAATTGCACAACATTCCCCGCCGAAGCGGGCTTGAGTTTTCCAGCGTTTACGAGGATGCCATAAGCCGCGGCCGTCGCGTTATACATCGAATCCGGTCGCCACTGCCCTTGCGTGGCCGACGCATAACACTGCTCCGCCATTTGCACGAATTCAGGATTATTAAAATACGCCCCAAACGTCGAAATCGTGCGTTGTTTATCTTCATATTGCCGCTGGGAATTAACTGCTTGTGCCTCGGCGGCCTGCACGGTGTCGGCTTTCAATGTTCCCACTTTTTGATCCACAACTTGCGCCGCCGCTTGCTGCACAAGACCCACAATCGCTTTCGCCGGGTTTGCCCGAAATTGTGCCACAAAGGCTTCTTCATCAATTGACGGTGCCTGTGGGGCCGCAGGAATTGGCGCTTGCGCCGCTGGCCGTTCCCGCACAAGGCTCTCAAGAATCTTATTCCGAGCATTTACTTCAAATTGCGCATTCTGCAAAACCGCGATTTCCCGCTGGAGTTCCTCCAATTGTGGATTCGTGATTGTTGCAGGTGGAGGAGTCTCGGGCGTTGCGGCCGGAGTTTCCTCGGGCGTTGCGGCCGGTTCCTGTGGAACCGCAGGCGGCTCAGCGGGTTCATTATTTTCCAAAATCGCGTCCCAATCAATCGACGTTACTGCTTCCTCTGCCATCACTTCTTACCTCCCTTTTTTACTTTCACGGTGCCGCTATGCAACTCTTTCTTAAGTTTAGATTTCTGCTTCCCAGATAGCGGGCTGCCGCTGCTAAGCAAATATCCCACTTGCGCTTTACTTTTAGATTTCATCCCCATTTTCAATCCCTTCTTCTTTTGCCCATTGCTCAGGAAGAAATTCCAACAAATCCATAAGCATCAGGATCTTCCCGGCCGTAATAGTTGCATCATGGTATTGATCCGCGAGAATCTCGTCGAGTAATTCCTGGTGTGTATCAAGAATCACATCACGCAATTTCTGTTTATATTCTTCCCACTCTGGAAGCGCCATTAGTTGCCGTATCATTGAATTTGCCCTCCCCCTTGAGGCATAGTGATTTCATCTTGCGTAGCAGGTTCCGCACCTTCACCGGCTTGATTATTCCCCACAACCCCCGGTTGTACGCCCATGCGTGCCATGGACTTTTGTGTCTCAAGTGCCTGCGCCGCTTGCATCTGGCGAATTTGTTGAATCTGCTGATACATCTGCACGGAAGACATTAGATGTTGCTGGAATAACATCTGCCGTTGAGGATCAGGAACCATTTGCGCAAACTGTGGATCAGACATCAACCGCAAATGGGATTGGATATGGTATGCAAAATTTTCTCCTATATGCGGCTCGACGGCCTCGCCTCTAAGCATCGCTTTATGTTCCGTATCTGGCGGCGGAGAATCTGGCTCTATATCAGGCGCGTGGATTGGAATATCTTTTACATTAAACGCCCGCATGATTTTCTTCAACGCCGCAACAACCGTGTCGGGTTTTACGATCCCCATTTGCATAAGAATGCCATTCTGAAGAATGGTAAAAATGTTCAGGGATAAATCCCGCTCAAGTTGCGCGTTGAGCCGCTGAGTGGTTCCTGTTAATCGTAATCGCACACGGCCGTGAAGAACATCGCTTCGAATTTTGCGGACCTCGTTCAACCCTTCAAGAGTTGAAACCTGATAAATCAACTCATCCGAAGCGTATTGCTGATAAAGACCAAACACTCGCGTAAGCAAACGATCTAGTGATCGCATAAATCGGCGAATAATGAGCTTCGCCCGAAGTTCGATGCTCAAGGCCGTTCCCTGAAATTCCGAAGCGCTCACACGCTTAGACGTAAACGTCCCTGCGCCTGGATCACCAAGGCCCGCTTGCTCAGACGCCGACTTCCGCACAAGCGCTTCTTCCTGAAATCCCCAAATAGAACTCCAATTAATATTCGGAAACAAGATCTTCGAAATCGACTTTACTGGCAGTCCTTGACCGGGTTTTAATTGGAGGACCGTTTCCTTAATTCCTGCCCCCGGCTCAAAGAAGAAAAACGGGAAATTCGCCACAAGGCCGGAATTTAGGCGATGATTATGGATTCCGTCCATCTCTGTTTGAACATGCTGGAGCCATTCCATTAAGCCAATTCCGTAGAAACGGCCGTACTGAGGAATAAATTCGAATTTCGTCGGCGACCGCAGGCCGTCTTTATTCAATTCCTCAAGCCGCAGCACTTGAAGGAGCGTGTTTGTTGCGTTCGCAAGCCAAGCGACGATATTAATTCGTTCGCCTTTATAAGTGATTACTGACTCCCAACGATAAATCTCAATCCACCTTGCGGTTGTGCCGTAAGATTGGCTATTGACGCCAGTATCAAGATCCACTTCATCGGTGATCGGTCGGGGGATAAATGAGCCACGTTTGGGCAAGGCCGCCGAAGTGAGCAATTCAATTGTCTCTTTATCAAGTTTCTCAAATAGTTGACCTTTCTTGGTCTTCGCGAGAAACTCATCAATATGAAGAAAGAACCTCGTGCCGTAAAACGGCAAGCCCTCGATAGTGTTATGATTATCTAGCACAATAACATCTTCGATATTTGGCGTTGTAATTCGCACGCCGTCAAAGATCTTCTCCTCCCGCTCGATTTCAGCAATAAGGTTTTCGCCTTCGAGGATAAATTTCACAACGGCGGGCGTCTCGAAACCCTTAAGGAAAACTTCATAAACCCCGAAATCGGTAGTCTCGATATGCTGAATGCCTTCGCCGGAGAAGATCTGCTGCAAGGCCGTTTCGAGTTGTATCTCGATAGGAACGTCTATCTGATGCTCAAACTCCCGCGTTAACCACATTGTCCGAAATTCACGTTCGTATTTCGGCATGGGCAAGGCGATGCCGTCGAGAAGGACGTTATGTGCGATTTCTTCGATAACTTCGTCGATCTTTACGTCATTTAAAAGCACCCATCGAAACCAGTCGGTAAGATCATTAATTGTCTGCGCCGGAATCGACTCGTCCATTGACTCGAATTGGCCGATAAGCTCATCGCCGATAATGGCTTCGACGATTTTGGCTTTCCATTGTTCGGTGAATGTCGAAGACAGCGGCGTGCGGATATTCGCACTGAGATCGCCTAGCGGCCCGTTTTCAACGGGATCAACTGTTCCACGCCAATTCTTAATATAAACTTGATGCCGCTCCATGAATTCCTTCCATGAAGCGCGAGCGTCCGTAAAATCACGGAGAATACAAGAAATTATTTCTTGCTTTTCCTCAGAGGATAAAGATAACGCAAGGCTCCGCCGTCGGCGGTGCATTAGCGCATTGAGGATACTCTCACTGGACGTGACTGTCAATTCGGGCATGAAGATTAACTCCTGGGATACGGCCGTTGGGATTCAGATAAGACACCGCCTCGACGCCGTAATGAAGGTCGTTATAAGACAACTCTTCCATCGCGATATACCGGATAATATCCGGGAAATCTTTAAAAGTGTCTTTTGGTTTTTCTTTTACGTCTTTCGTGTGTTGGATGTTTCGGTGCCAGTCGTCCCAACTATAGCGGAGCATATAGTGAATCGGCCCGCCGCGGCCGTCGCACGAATCCATAAACCGCATCTTTGGGCGATTTGTTATTGGATTAATGGTCAAATAATTATGCACCATCGAGTGCCCGATGGACACGTCATTTTGACCAAGGACAACTTGATAATCCGCGTTGCAGAATACTTCTTCCCAACTCACGTCGCCAAGTTGGCGGGCTTTGGCCCGTTGAGGATCAATGATGCACAAGCGCGGCTGCACGGGCAAATTCTCCGCCTCCCAAGAGCGCAAATCACGAATAACTTTCTCCGTCGAGCCTGGGCCGCCGAAGGCATATCCCACGAAAGTTATCTCGTCATTTGGCGCGATATATCCATACAACGCAAACACCGGCTTCCGCTCGTGGGGATCAATGCCGACAAAATACGGAACATTATCAGGCAACTTTGTTGCGGGAATTACATACGGCTCGGCGTTTTTAAACTCCTTGTACACAAGCCCAGTGAGTTCCATCGGCGTGCCGATTTCACGGGTTTCGCGCTCGCCGTCGGAAAGAGAATCAAGAAACGCTTGTTTTGTATATGCATTTAACCACGAATTATCGTGAATGGAGGAAAAAAATCCTTTAACATACGGTTGCTGTAATTCATCATAAAGCCACACTTCTTTTAGAAGTGTTGCAGTAATCAAGAGTTTTCCGTTGCGAGCAACTAAACCACGGAAGACGGCAGAATAAATCGACCTCGGCGGCGGCTCGTCAATCCACACAATATCCCAATCTTTCCCTTCTGCCGAAGGCGAACCTTGCTCGAATGTCTTGTGGTGAATTACGGAGTTATTCGCAAGCAACGTCGCAATCGGGTGGCCCATAGACGTACGTTGCACATGACGAATGGAATTGTGCGGGAGCCATGTTTGAAGATTTGGGAGAATTGTTTCGCTATGCGACTCAAAATCTTCTGCGAAAATCGCGGCCCGAATAGGTGTTGGGCGAGAGAACTCGCGGAATTCGTGGCCCCAAATTGGTTTGCCAATAAGAAATTCCCCGAAGGTAATCGCCCCGGCCGTCGATTTGCCGCCTTTATTGCCTGATAACATCGCAAGAACAATCGCGGAGGAATCAGGGTTATCCAATTCCATCATGAATTGTTTTTGCTGGCCTGTTTCATGTGGGAGGAAGAATCTTCCGGGATCTAATCGAACAAGAGTTGATAAAGACTGTTTTCGTTGATACAATTCGATTAACGCTTGTCCCGAGAGGGAGTTAATCACGTCCGCCGGCGGCAAAAGCCGTTTGACCACGCGATCAACATAATTCGGCGGGAGTTTCGAGGGAGATGAGGGAATTTTAGCCATTAAGATAATTTAAACAGAAGAGAATCCACTTGGGAGGTCGCAGTGAATAACGAAGTTGGGGGAAACTTTCGATTATTCGTCGCATCAATGAAGTGTCTTCTCTCCTGTTTCTTCCGCAATAGCGGCGAGCAAGCTTGCTTTAATCTCCGCCTCCGAGAGGCCGTCATAAATCCTATCCGGTTTTTCGGTTCTATCAAGAAGAATCGTTCTTTGGGCGGTGTGGCCCGCCATTTCGAGAATATCGCGGGTATTTGTTGACCGAACTTTTTCGTCATTCGAGTGAAGTGCCAAACGCAATTTCTCTTCCATACACGCCGGGGCGATCATCTGCGCCATTGTTTGGACATCGAGAATTGTATCAATCTGGCGATTTATGTATTTGCAAATCAACTCTTGCCCAAACGGCGACGAAATCACTGAATTTACGTAATTCGCAGTTCTTTGAAGTAAATTCGCGATGTCACTCGTCGCGTAACCCATTATGTGGTATCTAACAATCTGGACATCTACGGCATTGAAGATCTGAGCTTTATTGGACATAGGAATTTCCTAGATATTATTTCCTTAACGCACGCGCCACTTCGGCGAAGGCCGCCGCGAAATCATCTCGGAAAGTGATTTCCCGCGGTCCAATCGTGGCAAATGCCACGGGATACCCGGCATGAATGCCGTTAAAATAAAACGCTAAATCATTATCCTCAAGCCATTTTTGGACAACATGCATGTCTCTTGAGGAGCGGAGAATTAGAGAATACTTGGCATTAATCAAATCGTCAAGAAAATCTTGAATGCCGCTTCTCGGCGGCGGGATAAATCCCGGCAGGAACTGCCCGCGGTAATCCGCCACGAGGCCGTCTAGTTCGAGGATTATTGTGGGTTTAAAGTGCATGCTGCGCGCCTCGCGCTGGGTTATTGGAACACGAAGTGTCCCGCTTCGCAAGTGGTTAGTGGTAACTGTAGAGGATAGATGTATCCCTAAATATAGAGCCGGGGTCGGTATGGGATCTAAATAAGAGGGAGCGCGACCCCGTGGCACCCTGGGTGGGCATGTGGAAACGTGCGCGAATTTTAAATTCAAAACAAGTTTTGAATTTACTATCGTTACCATCCAAGTCGAAGTAACCAAAGAATAAAACAGGCTTTCGGACTGCCTGTTCTATTCTTTGGTTACTTCTTTGGGCAAAAGAAAACCCGCTGGGATTCAGTTCCCAGCGGGTTTGTGGCGAAGACCGAGGTTAATCTAGCTCAGACTATTGGGGTCGATATCGATTGCTCCGTCTTCCGTAACCTCGACCACAGGCGCCGTGTTCTCAGTGCTATGCTCACGTTCGAGCATAGCATCAAGAGAATCGCGCATAACGCCTGTCACGTGATCACGGATGATCATGTAAAGACCAGCGAGGCCCACTCGGTCCTTACCGAGTAGCGCCGTTGACGGGTCAACGGGTTGGCGAAGGACTTTTCCTTCCTTGTTCGTACCGAGCGTGATTCCGCCAGACTTTCGCGCCTCGGCGTCAAGGGCGATGATACCATTGATTGCCTCGACGAATTCAGCCTCGGTCGCAACGCTTGCAACCAGAGGCACGTAGCGCGTCTTTTCGACAGGCTTACCGTCAGCCGTTGGGATGTATCTTTTCCCGTCGCTCCCTTTATGGGGCTTCCTCGGAAATTTCCCTTCGATCTTCGTCAATGTCGTTTTCATTCTTTTCTCCGTTTCTGTTCGGGTTAGGGTCTTCGCCACGCAGGGATTATAGCCATGTTCAAGGAGATGTCAACGGCCTAGGCCGAGGTTCTTTCCGGTTCGGGTTAGACCGCCCGACGACGGCCGTGGCGTGCCATTGCGCGAGATAGCGATAGATAACTTCGTTAATTCTTCCTGTGTAACGTCGCGAATTTTGGGAACGAGTTCTAACGAATTTTGGGATAGGCCACATGTGGACGCCGCGTATACTAATAGCCACTTCACACGATTTAGGCCCATATTTAGGCCCATGAAACACATATATACGCAACGTATACTAATAGCCCGAAAATGGTACCAAATTTAGACCCACCCACAGTACCAAATTTAGGCCCTCCTCTGTCGCGCGGCCCCTCGCGCAAACTTTTTAACTTTATAAAAATATATTTCTATCTCTATAATTATTTCTATAACTTTCTTTTTAATTATTATTTAATTATATATTTATTATTTATTATTATTTTTTTAAATAAGAATGTAGCGCAAATAGCGAGAGAGAGGAGGGTCAGATTTGGGACTAAATTTAGGACTAGATTTGGGCATAAAGGCTATATGTATCCCGTAGGGGGGGTATTTGTAGCCCGACGGGATACATCTATCCCTTCCCAAACCACCAAAAACACGCTACACTAGGCCCCTAAACGGCCCTACATGCTATAACTTTAAAAGAAGGAGCTTCCTCATGCCCAAGACATTCTCCGTAAAAACATATCTAACAGAGACCGAGAAATCCAAGATCATTCGCAGAGCGAATGAATTAGGGTTAGCGATAAGTGACTATTTGCGAACATTAGTTCTTGCAGACACGCAAGATTCGCGACCGTATCACGAGCCGTCCAAGATGGACATTACGGCCTTGATGAATAAAGTAACACCCGTTACTCCGTTTGCAAATATCCCTAGCGGCAAAACCGCCGACGCGACCGCGAAAGATACACAAGAGATTCTCGATATGCTTCAGGGAGAAGATGGGGATAAAAATATATAGTTATCCGACCGGCCCTCGCGAGGGGAGGGCCCCTGGCGCTCGGCCCACGGCCCGCCCACGACGCGGCGGCATGCCCCCCCCCCCTTGACTCCACTACACCCCATGGTTATCTTCCCCT